CCACGATTAGTATACGGGAACTTGCCAAGACCCTGATACTTATCCAGATCCCACAGCATCACGTACTCCGGCACATTACCGCCAGAAGAAACAAGCGGCCTGTCATTCTGAAGGTCGGTAGGCACGCTATCATTTGCCGCCGGATCACTGGTAAAGGTGATTGACGTATTGTCCCCGGTAAGAGTGCCAGTTCCATCATAGGTGAAGGCTGACACAACCCGGAGGAGCCCCAACGCTCCGCTGGTGGTTCCACCATACACCTTGTAGAACAGGGCATTATCCTGCGCATCCCACGAGACGGTCAGCTCATCATCACTGGAAGTAGTCTGGCTCGCCTCATCACTGGCCTCGGTCTCACCATTCCACGTCACGGCTGCAACGCGGAAATAGTAGGTATCGTCACTGATCGCACCGCCGCTTCCGGAAGTGCTGGTCGTAACGCCCGACACCTTGCTCTTAGGCCGGGTAGCGCCGGACTCGATGATGGGGATATCACGGTAGGCGTTCAGCCGCCAACCGCCTCCGATCTCCACCTGGGTAAGCCCGGAGCCGATAAGCCCCTGATTGAGCCGTACATTGGTGAGAAGCTGAGACACACGGGACAGCATCCGAGGACTCATAAGGAACACCTTGTCATGACCCTGACCCTGTAGCTCATGGTTCCTGTCTATCATCTCATCGAGCACGGACAGCGCATCCAGCGCAGTACCGCCCTCGGACTCGTTGATTCGATTGGTACGCACGAACCAGTCAAGACCACCGTAGGTGTACGAATCAGCCTCGGGATTGCCGTACAGCATATAGGCGATATTATCGTAGACATGGCTCAGGAGATGATTCTCCATCTCCGCTGCCGCCGAATCGATAAACCTCATCGAAGAATCCTGCAGGAAGTTGGTTACACTGCCTTTCCTGCGGACAACCTTGAGTTCTACACTCTGCCGGCTGTACGTGGAGTTTCTGGTCGGAGTAGTTGCCGCCTCGCCCATGGCTCCACCTGCACTCGGCAACGTATCGAGCTGGTTAAACTCATGGAACTTCTGAGCGTCATACTCCGGCTTCACTACAGCCATTTCGGGGGCAAGCCGCACCACGGTATTGGTGATAATCTGTTCAAGTTTTTCAGGAACAAGTGCCTCACCAACACCAGTGGAGCTTTCAAGCGCCTTTCGGATCAGACTCTTGCGCGCTCCCCCGAGCTTATTGAAATCATTCAGTCTGGACATTTACATCCTCCTTACTGGGTTTTCCCAGAGAAGATACCTTGCAAGGCCTGTCCGAGATCCTTTCGGACTTCTTCGCTTTCAGACTTTGCCGTCTGATCTTCGCCTTGCTGCTGGCCGGTGTACTGTTCAAGAAGCGCCTTGAGCACCTGCGCGGTGTCGTTTTCGCCGCCCTGCTTGGGAGTTTTGCCAGACTTCTCCACGGAACGATCCTCCGATTTCTGCTGGCCTCCCTGTTCCCCAAGCTGAGATTTGATCACATCATCGCTGATTTCCAGTGCATCAAAGATGCCCTCTACAGCCTGACCAACGGTATCAACCTTCTGGTTGAGAGCCTGAACGGATTTGGCAACCGTTTGAAGGGCCTGTACATACCCACTCTGGTCGCCTTTCTTCTGAACGCTCTGGCCTCCGTTCGATTTCTGAGCCTGTCCGTTCACTACCGTAGCAAGGTGCTTGAGTGCCTTGACTACATCCTGCGCCTCCTCGGAGATGTCAGTAACATCATCCACGCGCTCCTCAGCAGAATCGCTTGCGGTCGCCTTTTCGGTATTGGCATTCTCCGAACCTTCGTAGTCCTCTTTGTCCTCGGACTTCTCCCCGTTCAGATATGCGCCAAGCGCCGCATCGAGAATCTGCTGTTCCTCATCGGTGAGTGCCTCACCTGCAGAGATTTTTGCCTGAATGGAGTCGATAGTAGGGCCTCCCTCGCCCTCCTCATCTTGCTTCTCCATATCCTCGCCCTCTTCTTCGCCGCCACTGATCATGGCGAACTCGTCGAGAAGGCTCTGCATCTGTTCCTTGAGTTCTTTCAGTTCAGGGTCCATTTTGATCCCCTTTTTCCAGATACTTCTCAATAGATTCCAACATGGCGTAGTAGTCTTTAAGCAACTTGTACTTTTGACCTACGCTCACTTTACCAGAATCTTTCGCGGCCATGCCAGTAGCACTTTCGCTATACTCATCTTCTTCTTGGAATAATGATTCCGACCTCATAAGCAGGTCAATCATAATCGACTTATACTCGTCAAAAATCTCCTCCAGTCGTGCTCGCCGCTCTCCCTGTTCGTAGGGGTACGACATACACTCCCGAATAAGATCATTCAGAGCATCGTCGATTTGATACCGCTTACGGAAATACGAATCTCGCAGCTCTTCTTCTGCGAGTTGATTTTTGAGACGGCCTTGCAGTGTATTGTCGCGCTCCCACGGAGGTTGTTCCCCAAGCGCCTTATATACCGCGCTCGCTATACTATCCTGATAGGCAGGACGTGGAGTAACAATCACTCCGTCTAGTTCGACCTTATCTATAACTCTGCCGCCCTCTTTCGTAACCTCTATAATGCCGTCATCCGGCACATAGCCCTCGATGGAGAACCCTTTCTCCCGCTTGTACTTGTACGGTGGCAGACCGTTTTGCTGTCTCCACAGCTTATCTGCCGTTTCGATGCTCGCCTGATCCACAGGATCATGTTGATCATAGAGTCTGAACTCCGTGAACCAATTCCCGTCAGGGAGTACCTTGAAATCCGTCAGTATCCCGATGTCTTTGGTATACTGGATACCATGAATATCGGGATATAGAAGAATGTCTCCCCGCTTCGCTTGTTCACCGAAATCCTTGATACACGCATCTGTCATGCGCTCACCATGCGCATCCCACTTGGAACCGCTGGCTACTCCACGTAGATACCTGCGCTGGTTGCCGGACTCATCCGCCTTTTCGACAGCGTGTTGCTGCTCATCGAAATGATACGGATGAAAGTGAAACGATATCCTCGTTTTCTGCCCGACCTCAGTTTCCATATTCATACTGTATAACCATCCCTTTCAGTTGTCAACGTCCACCTCTCGGAACGACCAGATATATCTCGTAGTCACAGTGACATGAGATAACCTCGCTCGCCGGCGCGTCTGGATCATGCGGGTGAAGCATCGACACACCATTTGGCAGAACAAACCGTTCATTCCATTCTACAGTTTTCCCGTCCATCGCCAGATGATTTTCTCTTGGCTGCTGACTAAGACTGGTATTGTGTATCCATTTCTTCTCCGCACGAATGTCTGGATTCTTTTTGAGCATTCGCTGCATATACGATTGCTTTATTTGGTTGACCGTACTGCGCACTTCCGTAGTAGCTATCTGTTGTACATTCGGTGGAACACCGTAGGTTTTATCCTTTTTCGTATATCCAGCAAAGGTTCCTTCTATCCGCTTCTGGAAATCCTTCACCAGCTTTTCATTCACTCTGCCGGCTTTCTCTCCCCTGCGCACCACCATCATTTGCTCACCCGTTTTAGGTGTGAACTGTTGCATCGTATCACGCAGATCTTTCGTTAAGCCATCACGTAACTCATCAGTAAGAAGTTTACCGCGCTCGGCTGCTTTGCGTACATGTACACTCCGCTTCGGAAGAACTTCGCTTACATCTGGCACAATAAACCGCTGCCGACGATTCTTGGGCATCTTATTCTTCGCATTCTCAAAATTGTCTTTGCTCAATCGACCTATCGCACGTGAAATGTTACCTGTCTCCGTTGCTACGATTTCACGCATAAGATTCGTGTAGCTACCGCCTGTCCAGCCGTACTTTTCTTTTAGTCGATCAAGATGAACTTTCGCCATGCCTTACTCTCCCGCCGGCTCCCCGGTTTTATAGGGCTCCTCAATTTCTTCGGATTCCGGCTCATCCTCACTGTCTGGTTCACCTTTAAGATTTTGTCCAAGCTGATAGATCACGTTGTCTATTTCTTTGTAGGTCACTCCCAGTGAATCGGCCCACTTCTTCTTGTCATCCTGCGTAGGCTCAGGTGTTCCCTTGAGAGCTTCTTTGACAACCTTCTGAGTTTCCGAACGCTTCTCCCTCTCTATACTTCGCCGCACCTGCCGCGAATACCGGTTAAGTTCTTTCTCCCCGATGTCCAGACTTTTTTGGAGTTCCTGCGCCTGATCCTTTCTCAGAACCACATGCCCATTCTCCTCCATCTTCTTTCGTATTTCATCTCGAATCGTATCACGGCATTTCTGCAAGGACGGAAGAATAGCCTTTTTCATCCTCTTGATCTGCTTCACCATATGTGATTTCTTCGACTCTCTCCATTTGCTGTAGCAGATCGCCAGTGCCCGATCCTGTTCATATCCAGAATCCATCTCCTCTTTTACACAGCGACTTATGAAGTCATTCTGCGATTCGTTTCCTCTCGGCGCTATTGGCATCGTTCCCCCTTTGCGGCTCTATTTCCGCAACTCGCTTTCTATCTTTGCAATAATCTCATCAGGAGTCCAGCCTTCTTCGATCCCCTGATTAAATATATCCATAACCTTATCCTGCATCACCTTATAAAAGGCTATAAGGTCAAGCTCGAACGAACTCTTGAGACGGTCAACTTTACTGATGGTGTAGTTTTGATTGGTCGAAATCCTCTGCTCATTTGCCAAGTCTCTCACCCTCCCTTTTAGTAGCTCGCTCTCGTATCTTCTGCAATTCCGCTTGCCGGTTCCCCTCTGGCATTAACTTCTCGCCCTTTGTCAGCTCCGTGTTCGTTATCCTTATCCAATCCGGTATATGCTTTCCGTACCACTGCATCATTCACCCCTTCTACATATGCTAATGGATTCACAAGCTCCCCTTCGACCCTCAACTCAAAATGTAGGTGAGAGCCCTCTGAGACGCCTGTATTGCCCTGCCGCGCTATCACCTGACCCTGACGTACTCTGTCGCCCTCATGGACGTATGTGGTCGCCAAATGCGCGTAGAGCGACTCAACGTCGCCCTTATGCTCTATCTTAATCATTCCTCCATATACATCGTGTCCTGTGTAATATCCATCGGGAGGCGGCCAGTGTTCCACCACAGTTCCATCCGCAATACTGACTACCCGCGCTCTCCACACTCCGGCTAAATCGACTCC